CCGGCGGGGCTGGTGGTTGCAGCCGGAGCTAACACCACCAGCCCCGCCGGCAACCAGACCAACCCACTGATCCAGCAGGAGCAGCAACCCATGTACATGAGTCTTGAAGACATCAACAAGATCGCCGACCCGACGATGAAGGGTATCGCACTCTCGATGTACAACGAGAACGTCAAGCTGCGAGGCGAGCTGGATGCGGGCAGCAAGTTGGCGGCATCTCTCCGCGACGCGAAGTTGAAGGAGGAGAACGCGAGGCGCAATACTCGCGTGCAGATGCTCTCTAAACTGTCCCCGAAGGTCAAGGCCGACCTCGACGCGATGCTGGCCCTACCGGCAATGGCCCTGTCGATGGGAGACGGTGGCGCAGTCGTGGACCCAATGTCTCAGACACTGGCGGTGCTGGAGAAGGGTCTGGCGGACATGCCGCGACTCCTCACAGCTGAGATGTCAGAGCTATCGATACAGCCGCAGCCGACCGACGGCGAGATGTCGCAGGAGGCCATCGACCAGACTGCCGACAACTTCGCGCGGATGATGGGGTGTGCTCCTGAAAAGAAAGCGAGTTGATGGAAGAACAGTTGAGTAAATGCCGACGATGTCATCAGTACAAACTGATGGGTTGCCCACCGGAGCAGAAGAAGGCAAGCTAAGTGAATACTTATGGCCAACATACAATTGGATCTGGAGGAGTTTCCAGTCGTAGAGAGAAAGGTTGTCCAACCAAAAGGGTGTTGGTCATTAAGTCCTAGTCCTAGCGTGATGTATCGAGGTGACAAGTATGCTTTTGTCATCTGTTGTTGTGATTGTGGGCTGGAAGTCCTTGGACGGTGGGAATTCCTTGATGAGAATGGAACTCAGCTTCAGGAAGATGTGTTTACATCTGAATCAGATCCGTGTGCAGCTATACAGGTGACAGTTCCAGTAGGTGCGACTCAGTTCTGTCTCCTCGTTGCCTGCGGTGGTCTAGGTGGTACTGGTAGACCATGTGTCGAATCGAAGTGTATTCCCTGCCAGAGGTCTCCCACAGGCATTGCGAGTATACACGGGATTGATGGTATAGGGTGACATTTAGGAGTTGCAAGTAAGTAAAGCGAGCGGGCTGGTGCTGATACACCGAACCCGCTCTGAACATTCCAACCTTGTAGGGAGGTCAGAATGCCTGTTTCCAAGAATACCATACTTGCAGCAAGAAGGCAACAGCATCGGGAGAGGTGTCGGGAAAGAATAGCTAAAAAGCGGGCGGATAGAGTAGCAAGGGGGCTATGCACTTATTGTGCTGGTGAGAGGGAAGACGACAATTATCAACTGTGTAATAAGTGCAGAGGGAAGAAAAGAGACAATGACCGCGATAACATGCAACGTGGGCTGTGTAGGAATTGTGGAGGTGAAAGGGAAGACCCAACTATTAACCACTGCAATAGATGCAGGAAGGCACAGAGGATAACCGGCCTGAAGAAGTTGTATGGTATTACCGTTGATGACTACAATAGGATGTTTGAGGAGCAGAATGGAGTCTGTTGGATATGTAGGAAAGCAGAGACAACAAACGGTGGAACTCTGCATGTTGACCACAACAGTAAGTCTGGGAAAGTTCGTGGGCTGCTCTGCGGTAGGTGCAATCGGGCAATTGGATTGTTCAAAGACTCAATAGAGTTGCTTGGTTGTGCAACCAAGTATCTCCAAGAATTCGATAGATAGGAGACGCTGACATGTTGATGACTGACTCATATGGGATCGTGCCAGGTCTCACGACTTCTAGGGAGAGCTATGAGGCGGAGTTTAGGTGGGGCAGTCAGTTCCAAGGGGTGTTCGCCAACGCACTCATCGACGGAGCTGCGGTGGATAGCGGCAACTCACCAAACTACGAGTTGCGCCCTGGCCTACTGCTGGGGCAGACTATTGCGACTGGCAAGTATAAGCAGTACTCGCCGACGGCTACGGACGGCAGTGAGGTGGCTGCTGCAATCCTAATCGAGGCCCTGCGCATGCAGGACTTCCAGGGGAACAACGTGGACCGCTTCTACGCGGTCCTTGTCGGCGGGCCGGTGCAGGGTTCCAAGATCATTGGATTGGACCTGATGGCTCGCCAGCAGATGGACAAGTTCATATTCGACGACATCTTTAGCATTCCTGGCAACCACTGGTTCCCGTGGAAGCGATTCCAGAGCAAGACGGCGAACTACACCGTGGTCGCCAACGACAACTACACCCTATTCGACAACGTGGGGGCCGGCGCAGCGGTGACCTTCACACTGCCGGTGTTGGCTAATGGGTACTTCTTCGGCTTCCGGGTGGTGGCGAACCAGAACATCACTGTGTCGTCGAATGAGGGATCGAACATGATCGCTCTCAACAATGCTAGTGCGAGTTCAGTGGCATTCTCCACAGGGGCGCAGCTGATCGGTGGCATGGTAGCCGTGTACACCAACCCTGGCGCCACGAAGTGGATCGTCGAGAACCGCAGTGCTGGTACGAACACAGTGACGGTGGCCTAGTGAGTAACCGAGTGGGTGAATCCCGGCAGAAGCAGGTAGTGGGCGACCGGGAGCCTGCATGCTACCTGCACTTTACCCAACAACGGGGCTGGAACAGACTTAATAGAGGGGTAACATACGATGGCCGTATCTCTGCATAGTTTATTGACCCCCCAGGTAATTTTGAAAGCAGTCAGTCGGATCAGGAAGTTCCAAGGTCGCCTTGGTCGGTGGGTTGGTTTCCAACCGAACCGTTTCAACCCAGATACGGTCTCCTTGGAAGGTCCCAACACCAGATACGGCGATACTCGCTTCGCTACCTTCCGACTCGACGACGTGACGCGCGTGGTCGGTAAGGGTCGAGCACCTGGCACTGGACCTGCTAGTGTGGCAGTTAACCCCGTCGGCGACGTGCGCGTCAGCTGCGCAAGGTTCCACGAAAAGGTTAGGCTGCTTGGCGAGTTCCTGGGCAACCTGAGCCCCATCATCGGACCCAACTCGCAGATCGACACTGGTGGGCAGAGCTACATCGCCCGCCAGACGGTCCACCTCGCGGAGAAGTATAACAACACCATCGAGCTGATGACGACAGGGATGTTCCAGGATAACCTGTACTTCCAATTCGCTGGTGACAACCTCCTGCCGGTCATCGGCGCGCCGGCTGCACCTGCCCTCGGTTTTCAGCTTCCATTTCAGTTGCCAGCTGGGAACAAGAACCAACTCAACCTTCTCGGCACCGGCAACATCATCCTCATAGGGTGGCAGAATGTCAGCGCACCACTTATCAAGAATTGTCTCCAGATCCAGGCTGCGATGACGCAGCTGAGCGGATACCAGCCGAGGCACTTCTGGATGAACTCGCTCATGTGGTACAACGTGTTGCTCAACACTGAGGTGCGCAACACCGCTGGCAGCGCGAACACCCCATTCGCGATGTACGACCGAGTGAAGGAAATGGCGGTCGACGGGATGCCGCAACCGGAGTTCGCGGCGGAGCTGCGCGGCATACCGTGGATCACCTGGCACATCGCCGACGACGTGCTGGTCACGGGGGGCGACGTCGACCCGACGTGGTCCTCGTCGTCCGGCACTACAACGGTGAAGGTGTGCCCGGACAACACAGTTATCATCGCTCCGGACCCGTCTCCGGACTGGACTGAGCTGTACCACGGTGGGGAGTACATCAGTGAGAACGCGGGGCAACCGATGGTGCTCAAGCGCGGGTATACCTTCTGGAAGGAGTGGGTCACACAGCCTTCCTGCATCGAGCTGATCGCACTCATGAACTGCATGCCACTACTCTACGTTCCGAAATCCATCGCCTTCGCGACTGTTGCGGGTTTTTAGACCAATAGGTTCGCCCGACATCCAACATGAGGTAAACATAGCAGACACCATTAAAGAACTGGAAACGAAGGTGAGGGACAGTACCGATCTGAAGTGTTCAGTCCAGGTGCTGGTGAATGGTGTAGTGGACCAATTGGACGCGCTCACCCACGACCCAGTCGCCATCAAGGCGCTGGCCGACGATCTGAGGGCGAGCGCTCCGGCACTCGGGGATGCAATCTGCGAGCACGCTCAACCTCATAAGACTGCTACAAGTGAGGCAAAGTCTCCTCCTCAGCATTCACATCACCCCAAACACAAGTAATTTGGTTGACACCGTAGATGAATTCAACAGTTATCGAGTATGGAGATCGATATGGATGCCAATGGGTGGTCCATAGTCATTGGAGCAGTGTTCCTTGGGTTGACTCAACTGCTAGGGATGTGGCTATCCTACCTCCGCGACAAGAGTGCGGCTAGGAAGGTAGATGAGGTGAGGACTACGCTGGAGATTGCCAACGTGGAATCAAAGAGGAAACTGGAAAAGGTTGTCGAGAAGGTCGAGGAAGTTCACAGGGTCACCAACAGCCTTACTGATCGCTTGGTGGAGACGACCCGCACGGAAGCTCACGCGGCTGGATTGAAGGAAGGGCGAGGGGACAAGTAGTGCCTATTACACTATTAACCCTGTTTACGACTCATTCAACGATATTGTCGTTGTTCATGAAGGGTATCTTGGATATCGGAGAACAAAGTGTAATCCTTCTCAGTCCAATTAGGGAGACGTTTTCCCCCTCCGAATGTACACGACGACCCACTAAGAAACCTTGGCGGGCGTTGCATAACACTATGAATAAGCTCTACACCTCGCTTCCAGACCTCGAAGTCTGCCCTCTTCTTCGCCATGAGGAGGAATCGTTCGAAGTGGGGAATAATGACTCTCTTAAGATCGGCAGTTCTGCCTACATGAAGAGTAGTCTGTGGTTTGGATGGTGGACGCGCTTTTCCAAATTGGATATTCCCACACGACAAATACGACCGGATCAACAACAGAATATCCGTGTCGTCACTTCGCAATTTAATGTGGAAAGTAGCGGTGGGTGTCTTCCCAGATCTGCCATTACCAGACCAGCGCGGGTCAGTTCGGTAGAAAAGACAGAAACACCCTTCACCATCAGTGAATCCCGACAACCATGCGCCGAAGTACTCACGATCAATATCAGATGGAAAAGGTGGGATAGAATTGTTGGTAGTCATGATCGTTCCTCGAAACGATTGTGGTTAGGGGCGACGGTAGTTCCACCTACCGTATGCCCCGCACTATTATATCAAGGATGGGAACAATGCCAATAACTCTTTCCACTCTTTTTTGTTCTCCGCAGGACGTGTGGGATCTACTCAGTGTCGAAGGCGTCGACCTGCGCGAGGACGACCACAATCTCGCCACTGGGCAGGTAATCACGACCAGTGTCGCCGCCGCAGTCGGCGACACATCCATATCTGTCGTGTCGCTACCCGTTGCTCTGCTCAGGGGAGCGGAGCTGACATTCGACAGCGCTGGGATGGCGGTACCCGTGACCGCCAAATTGTCGGCGACGGCATCTCAAGGAGCCTTATCGATCAGTGTGAGTTCGCTCGCATCGGCTATAAACAGCGGAGCGACGGCTAGGGACAGTGGAGTCAACGCGGCGACCGGGGCTCGCCTAGTGGTGGGTACGCGGAAGGGTACGAGCAAGGTCAAGCTCTACTGCAACGCTCGCTATGACGACAGCCAGCTGAAGCTATCTGGTACAGTACTCGACTGGGCGACAGTTGCCGCTGCGAAGTTCCTCTGCACTCGTCGGGCGCAGGGCTGCCCTAAGACCATCCAAGCCGATTACGAGGAGGCCATCGAGGAGATGAAGATGGTCCAGTCTGGGCAACTCTCCATCGAGGACATCGGGACGCGCGGAGGCGACTGGCCGACGGTGTCAAATGTGATCGTCAACCCGGCATATGATGGTATGCGCTCGCGAGTCCAGCCGAACATCAGCGAGCAGACGCCGACCAACTACTCACAATTCATAGACTGGAATTCAGCGGTCATACTTGGCTACTGATCCAAGGGGAACACAGAGATGGCTCTGACTAATGTATCGAGCGGTGCGACGAAGGTCTCGAAGGTGCTCAACGCCGTCAACCAAGAGGTAACGATCTGGTGTAAGGGACAGGCGAAGGTGGGCATCGGCATCACGGCGGTTACAGGTACACCGACGATTAGCTTCTTTGGCTCGCTGGATGGGCTGACATTCACCCCCCTGACAGTCGGCCCGTACCCGAGCGCCACCCCATCAGCTGCCGGAGTCATCACCGCGACTGCGGCTGGCAACTTCGAGGTCAACGTCCAGAATTACCAGTTCATCCGCGCGCAGATGACCTCCGGCTCCGGACCGGCGACGGTCATCATGGCTGCCTCGGTGGACGGCTCCTACCAGGAGGCGTTCCTGTCGCCTGCGCAGGTAGGCATCAGCCTCTCGACCCTATACCCGTCCACGACCTCGACAGCTGGCGACCTGAACACGATGACGATCCCGGCGCAGGCCAACCGGACCATTAACCTCACGTTCCTGGAGGTGTCTATGGTCGGACCTGGACAGGGAGGCAATGCGCAACTGCGTATATGGGATAATCTGGTAGGCAACGGAGTCCCACTATTCAGCGACTTCCTCACGTCGCCGGTAGGTAGCGTTGGCTCCGTTCAGAAGATCAACCTGCCGGAGGACGCGCAGGGCAACAAGGGTATACAGGGGACACCCGGCAACGCACTGGTTGTCCAGATCCGCAACTTGGGCAACGTATCCTCGATCATAAATGCTCGCGTGTCGTACATCTAGGGAGGGTGCATGGCGGCGGCGAATATAGTCCCGGCAGCCGAGACGGATGGCGTGCTCTACGCCAACGCCGTACCACTCACCTCAACCGAGGCTGACCTGTATGGTGGGACTGGTACTCAGTCGCCCGATCCGATACCCACCGCATTCGGCGCCGCGATAATCGCCGTAATACAACTCACCATCAATGGGTTCATCACCGGCAATTCGACCTACATCGTGCTCCAGCAGGACATGGGTGATGGAGTGTGGGTTGACCTGAATTGGTTGTTCTGGGGTCAGGTGCAGGGTACTGCCACGTTCGTATTCTCCAACGGTGTTGCTGGAGCGAACACGTTCCAGAGCTCTCGCAATGCTGGACAAGTGCCGCAGCCTCAAGCGAGTGGATCGAACCAGATGGTCCTCGGTGGGCGGCTCCGCTTCGTGGGCAAGACGGTGATGACAAGTGGTAGTAGCAGCGCGCCAGGAGTCGCGACCCAGGTGACGGCGACGATCAGATATAAAGTACTTCCGCTAAATTGAGGTGAGAAGAACCATGTCGGCCCCTATACTCAATGGTCAATACTTAGCTAACAGGTTGCGGACGGATGATATAGTGGCCTACTACACCATGTCGGACTCATTGGACTCCTCCAGCAACGGCCGTGTACTCACTAACAACAATGGGGTGACTTTTGTTAGTGGCAAAGTAATCAATGCCGGCAACTTCGTCGCTGCTTCCGCTCAATCTCTAAGACGTGCCGACGCGGCCTTCCTATTGACTACATTCACGTTGGCCTGCTGGGTGAGGATTGCCAGCAAACCTGGCAATGAAATGAACCTGATGGACCGGCATACGGCAGTCGGTACGCTAGGGTATGCACTATTCTGGAACAATGGACCGGATCAGTTCGCACTGCGTATTGGAGATGGCTCATCCTTCAGCGATGTCACGTGGAACTCATCACCCTCGCTGAATACTTGGTACTTCCTTGTGGCTTGGGCTGATGACGCTGCCCGCCAATTTGGGATCAGTGTGGACAACGGGGCACCCATCACTGCATCCTATGTGAACACCATTGCGGACGCCAACCTCGCATTCCGCCTAGGTGAGTATGGACCGGGCGGCAGCAACTTGGACGGCCAACTAGATGAGGCCGCTATCTGGAGCCGAATATTGACTGAAGACGAGCGCACCTACCTCTGGAACGGCGGCAACGGTCGGACCTGGCCTCTATATTGAGAACAAGCAATGTGTTGGGAAAACCATCTTAATGTGAGTACAAATAACGTATCCAAGGGTGAGGTGACGATCATGCCAAAGGGCAGCAGGGTTGACAAGGTCTACCAGGCACTGAAGCGACAAGGTATGAGCAGCGGCAAGGCGGCTCGTATCGCGCAGTCGAAGACCCACCAGTCCCTCAAGACTGGCAATCGCCCGAAGGGTAAGTGATGGCGGAGCAGACCATATACGTCCGAGCATCGCGCGCTGCTGTGGTGGGAGCTGTATTGCGCATTCCACAAGAGGCGAGCGTTGGCAGCGCCGAGGCTAATGCGATGATGACTCGCCTTGGGTTCACAGCTCTGGGTCGCATCAGGCAGGCATTCGTCGTCAAGTCGCGCGGTGGCACAGACGAAGCCGGCGACCGCTGGGCACCACTCTCGCCGAAGACCATCGCGTACAGTAGGACGCGTGGCCGTGGTAGGAGTGGCAGGACCAGGGCTGAGTATGGTCGCCCAGATCGTCCGTCCCAGGCACTCAATGCCAAGCAGCAGGATCGGTGGTGGCGCCTATACCGCCAAGGTTTGGCGATGTTCAAGGGAGACAAGAAGCACGCTGCCGCGCGCGCATGGTTCATCCTCAAGAAGGAGGGCGCCGTGACCCTTCTCGACAAGTATGGTCACAGGCAGGTGGAAATCCTGCGCGATACTGGCCTACTGCTCAACAGCCTCTCTCCAGGCATCACCATCGCTGAGCAGGTATTCCGTGTGTTACCAGGTGAGGTCATCGTGGGGACGAGCCGCAAGGGGGCGGCATCGCATCACACCGGTATACCAGGGCGACTGCCGCAGCGCAGACTTTGGCCGGAACCGAGCAGGTGGCCGTCCTCGTGGTGGCTGGACCTAGCCGAGCAGGGGAGGGCAGGACTGATCGATATCGCAATATCACTCTTGAGGAATCTGTAATGAGCGCGAACAACGGCGTAATCAGGATCGGGCGGAAGGGGCTGAAGAAATTCGCCTTCGGCGAGGATGGTCCCGTGTTCGAGGTCGATGTAGTGGTGGCGTTCCAGCGCTGGATCGACATCGACGACAAGTTCCGGCTGGAGGATGCGGGGGACAATGATAGGTCCATCCCCAACGCTGACATGCCCCTCTACCACCAGGCCGCCGTCTCCTTCGTCAAGGAGTTGGGTGGTGGGGATGTGACCACTGCGGAGGCACTGGACTTCTTGGCGCGACTCCGCGAGCAATACGACGAGTTGGCTGATTTTTTTCAGCCGAAATCGCGGGAAGAGCGCGCCTCGCCAGGTACTTCGGTGGAGGGCTCGGGACTACGCTTCTCGGTGGAGGGGAGCTGACCAAATTCGACGAGACGGTGCTGCATATGACCATGTCGAGGGTCCAGGCGTGGGAGCAGATGAATGACCCAGACTACTGTGGGAGCCTGTCG